TGGTTTTGATGAGTTGACGCAGTGGCATACGCCATTTCCGTGGAACTATATGCGTTCTAGGTTGCGTACAGCAGCATCAGACCTACCAATCTTCATGAGAGCTACAACAAATCCGGGTGGTCCGGGTCATGCTTGGGTGAAGAAGATGTTTATTGACCCTTCTCCAGCGGGTAAAGCCTTCGATGCTACCGATATTGAGAGCAGTACCACCTTAGTCTATCCCAAAGGACACAGCAAAGAGGGGCAACCACTGTTTAAGCGTAGGTTTATCCCTGCTATGTTGACGGATAACCCCTATTTGATGCAGACAGGTGACTATGAGACTATGTTGTTGTCTCTACCTGAGCATCAAAGGAAGCAATTGTTAGAAGGAAACTGGGATATTGCTGAAGGTGCAGCCTTCACAGAGTTTAATAGGCAGATTCATGTAGTGGAACCATTCCACATACCAAGTAATTGGACTAAATTTAGGGCTTGTGACTATGGATACGGAAGCTTTAGTGCTGTGGTGTGGTTTGCTGTGTCTCCAAGTGAGCAATTGGTTATCTATCGTGAGCTATATGTTAGCAAGGTGCTTGCCAAAGACCTCGCTCACATGGTAATGAGGGCTGAAGAGAACGATGGCCCTATGAGATATGGTGTATTGGACAGTAGTTGCTGGCATAAGCGTGGTGATACAGGTCCATCACTGGCAGAACAGATGATTGCAGAGGGTTGTAGGTGGAGGCCATCTGATAGAAGTGCTGGAAGTAGGGTGGCAGGTAAAAATGAGCTGCATCGAAGGCTACAACTAGACCCCTTTACAGAACAACCAAGACTGGTTATAACAAGCAACTGTGTGAACACGATTGCTCAGCTACCTGTATTGCCTTTGGACAAAAGAAACCCAGAGGATATTGATACTAAAGCTGAAGATCACTTATATGATGCTATTCGTTATGGTGTGATGAGCAGACCTAGAAGTAGTTTGTTCGATTACAATCCATTAAACTCTAATGGCTCTGGGATGAAGATGGCAGACCCCATATTTGGGTATTAAAGGGTATTTATGGCGACAAACAATTTCATGGATGATAAATCCATTGGTTTAGAAGATAAAAAGCAGGGAGAAACTACATCATTCACTGGTGATAGTCTATTAGTCTTTCTAAACGACAGGTATACAAAGTCTGAAGAGAGTCGTAGACAGGACGAACAGCGTTGGTTGAAAGCCTATCGCAACTATCGTGGTATCTATGGACCTGATGTTAAATTCACTGAGACAGAGAAGAGCCGTGTATTTATCAAAGTGACAAAGACCAAGGTGCTTGCAGCATATGGTCAAATCACTGATGTGTTATTTGCCAATAACAAGTTTCCTTTGAGTGTTGATCCCACTGTACTACCAGAAGGTGTAGTAGATACAGTACATATTGATCCCAAAGCACCAGAAGGTGCAGAAGCAGAGATTGCTTCACCATTTGGGTATAAAGGTGATGGTAAAGACCTAGCACCGGGTGCTACACTTTCTTCTTTGATGGACAGGCTTGGTCCTTTGAAGGGTCAGCTAGGCTCTCAAGAGAATCTCAAAGAAGGTCCGGGCGTTACACCTACATCCATCACATTCCACCCTGCAATGATTGCAGCTAAGAAGATGGAGAAGAAGATACATGACCAGTTGGATGAGAGTGGTGCTAATAAGCACCTGCGTTCCACTGCCTTTGAGATGGCTCTGTTTGGTACAGGCATCATGAAGGGTCCATTTGCTAAGACTAAAGAATATCCTAGTTGGGATGAAGAGGGTACATACAAACCTGAGATGAAGACAGTACCAGAGACATCACATGTGTCTATCTGGAACTTCTATCCTGATCCTGATGCTACTAACATGGAAGAAGCTCAATACATTATTGAGCGTCACAAGCTTAGTGCTACACAACTAAGGGCTTTGAAGAATCGTCCTTTGTTTAGAGGCAACGTCATTGAAGATGTTATTGACATGGGAGCCACCTATACTAAGAAGTATTGGGAAGATGACTTGAGAGACTATGCTCCCAATTTAGGCACAGATAGATTTGAAGTGCTGGAATATTGGGGCAGTATTGATATTGAAAAACTAGCAGAGAATGACATTGACATTCCAAAAGAACTAGAAAACTATAAAGAGCTTCAAGCTAATGTATGGTTTTGTAACAACAAAATTATTCGTTTAGTATTGAATCCGTTTAAGCCAGCCAACATCCCATACTACGCTGCTCCTTGCGAATTAAACCCCTACTCTCTATTTGGCATTGGTGTTGCCGAAAACATGGATGACACCCAGACCCTCATGAATGGTTTTATGCGTATGGCAGTGGACAATGCAGTGTTGTCTGGCAACCTTGTGTTTGAGGTTGATGAAACCAACCTTGTTCCCGGACAGGATATGTCTGTCTATCCCGGTAAAGTGTTTAGGCGACAGGGTGGTGCTCCCGGTCAAAGCTTGTTTGGAACTAAGTTTCCTAACGTGGCTGCCGAGAACTTACAACTGTTTGATAAAGCACGACAGCTTGCTGATGAATCAACAGGCATGCCCTCATTTGCACACGGACAAACTGGTGTGAGTGGTGTAGGTAGAACAGCCTCTGGCATTTCTATGTTGATGAATGCTGCATCTGGTAGTGTTAAAACCATCATCAAGAATGTGGATGATTATTTGTTAGCTCCTTTGGGTAAGGCTTTCTTTAGCTTCAACATGCAGTTTGACTTTGATAACTCTATTAAGGGCGACTTAGAAGTTACAGCCAGAGGTACAGAGAGCTTGATGGCTAATGAGGTGAGAAGCCAACGCTTGATGCAGTTCTTGCAGATTGCAAGCTCTCCTGCATTGATGCCATTTGCTAAGTTTCCTTACATCATTCGTGAAATTGCTAAGAGCATGGACCTTGATCCAGACAAGGTGACTAACAACATGGAAGAAGCAATGCGTCAAGCTTTGCTGATGCAACAAGCTACAGCTCCTGCAGAGGGTGCTCCTCCTGTTGCTGGTCCAGAAGGTGGTCCTCCTCCAGTGGCTGATATGACTGGTGGTGGTGGTGGAAATATTGGCGTTGGTGCTGCACCAGTGCCGGGTGAACAAGGATTTGCTGGTAATGTCCAAGCCGTACCTCCCCAAGCTTAAAGGCTTTGTAAACACTAACGCTACATGGGAAGCGTTCCAAGAGATGCTTGATGCTGAGATTGCTCAGCAGCATAAAAACTTAGAACAAGCTACTGATGTTCGTGAGATTGGAAAGGCTCAAGGAGCCGTTGCTGCTTTACGCAGACTAAAACATCTTAAGGATGAAGTTAATGTACACAACTAATGTGTTTGTTGATAGGAGTACATGATGGGACTGGCATCACAAGTAGCAAAAGCTGGAGCAAAGAAAGCAGGTAAATCATCTTCTTTAATAACAGACTTAGCCAAAGCCAAGTCTGCTTCCAAAGCTAAGGAGATAACTCCAGAAGATATTACTGAGTATATTAAAACAACGCTTATACCAAAAAAAGAAAGCGATAAAAACTTTAAGTCTAAGTTCAAAGACACTACAGTTGTAGATGAAAAGAACAAACCCCGTGTGATGTATCACGGAAGAAACAAAGACTTTGAAAGTTTTGATACTGGTAATGTTAAAACAGATACACAAGAAATTGGGACACACATAGGCACTGCAGATCAAGCTAATGAGTTTGCTACTAGAGAAGGTGGTAATGTTGTACCTACATATTTAGATGTAAAGAACCCATTGAGATTAAATGATTATGGTGGTTTTCATAGTGGTGAAGTATTAGAACAGTTGAGATCAACAGGAAAGTTTGATGAAAACCTTCTTGATGAAATAGAAGATATACCTTCTATTGTTGAACGGAATAAAGCTGTTGTTGATTTAATTAAAGGCAGTGGCTATGACGGAATTGTTTATCTCAATAAGAGAGAAGGTCTTAATCTAAAAGGCACAGAGAAACAGAAATCTGAAAAGATTGATGAACTTCAAGACTATGATGACGAAACGCTAATGAAAAAGTATGGAGCTAAAGACTCCTACATAATTTTTGATCCTGCTCAAGCAAAATCTATTTTTAATAAAGGATCTTGGAGTGGGTCAGATGATAGGCTCAATTACAATAAAGGTGGCACTGTGAAAGATATGAATACACTATTTGCTGAAGGCGGCATGAATGACCAAGGTGGCACAGTAGATCCTGTGTCAGGTAATGATGTACCTCCGGGTTCTTTACAGAACGAAGTGAGAGATGACATTGATGCTAAGCTGAGTGAGGGTGAGTTTGTCATCCCTGCTGATGTTGTTAGATACATTGGTCTTGAAAGATTGATGAAGCTTCGTGATGAAGCTAAGCAAGGCTTGTCTCGCATGGCAGAGATTGGTCAGATGGGTAATGCACAAGAGGTAGAAAACCCAGAAGCTCTTCATGAAGATGAAGAAGGCTTTAATTCTGAGATTGATGACATCATGCAAGAGGTTGAAGGTGAGCAGATGGGTGAGAAGAAGTTTGAAGCTGGTGGTTTTGCTGTTCCGGGGACAGATCTTCTTGATAAATATAACATTCCTAAAACATCAATTACCAATCCAGCATTAGATGTTAGAGCATACAAGAATAAAGAAGGTAGGGTGATGTATATCACCTTCTTCAATGACAAACCCTCCATAGCCATTCCTGCTGGATATGAGTTTGCTGGTTCTGCTGGTCAATTTATTGCAGAGACTAAGAAGGTTGATGACAAGAAAGAAGTTGTTACAGCCACAGGGACAACTGATGGTGGTGGTGGTGATGGTGTAGGAACAGGCGGGGGCGGTGCTTCTGTAAGTACTGGTGAGGGTATTGGTGCTACTCCAGTTGGTATTGCTATTGGTGCGGTAACTAATGCCATTTCAAATGCAATAGGTCTTTCTAATGCTCCAAATCCTAATGTTAGTGTAGTTTCTATGTCTCCTGCAGGACTGGATGCCTCTACCCCAGAAGGCTTAGCAGCCAATGCTGCTGCATTAGGTATTGATGATGCCTCTATTGCAGAAGGTCTTGCTGCTGATGCTGCTGATGCTGCTTCTGTTTCTGCCAACAATGCTGCTGCCACTGCCGCTGATGCTGCTGCTGCTGCCTCTGCTGCTGCTGGGGACAGTACTGGTAATGATGGTTCTGCTGGTGCTGCAACAAGTGGTTCCCCCGGTTGGGCTAAAGGTGGCTTAGTTGCTAAACGTACAAAGAAACCAACACTTGCTCAAAAAAGAGGCATTGCCTCTAAAAGATAATACTATATAATTAGCATACTCAAACCAGAGGTGGGCTGGTGAGTGTCAACAATTTCCCACCATATGGCTACCTATCTCCCTGCTATGCAGCTACAGTTAGCCCCAACTTAAAGGTATGTTATGACAGAAGCAGTAGTTAATCAGAATCAACAAGCTCAGGCTTTCTCTCCATTTGGTAAGCGTAATGCTAACAAGGATCGGATTGAACAAGAAGAAGCTGAGTTGAAAGAATTGGCTGAAGATAAGAGCACTCCTCAAGACCCTGAGGATAGCAACTTAAGCGCAGAAGAGAAGAGCTTTAAAAAGCGTTATGGAGATCTGCGTAGACATTCTCAGCAACAGCAAACCACTTTGCAGAAGCAAATTGATGAGCTTCGCTCACAGCTACAGCAAAGTACAGAGAAGCAAATCAAGCTTCCTAAGAGTGAAGAAGAACTTAATGAGTGGGCTAGAGCCTATCCTGATGTTGCAAAGATTGTTGAAACCATTGCAATTAAAAAGGCTAAGGAACAAACCCAAGCATTGGATGAACGATTTAAACAGCTAGATGAGCGTGAACATCAGACATCTAAGGATAAGGCAGAATCTGAATTGATGCGTTTGCACCCAGACTTTGATGCTATTCGTGATGATGATGAGTTTCATAGCTGGGTTGAAGAACAACCTAAGTGGATTCAAGATGCTTTGTATGATAATGAGAGTGATGCGGTGTCTGCTGCTCGTGCTATCGACTTATACAAAGCTGATAAAGGTATTAAGACTAAGAAATCTACCGCAGATAAGGGTGCTGCTGAAAGCGTAAACACCCGTGGTAGTCGTTCTGCACCTACAGGTGAGAGTAAAGATGGTGTCTTTTATGAGTCACAGGTAAGTAAAATGTCTACCTTTGAGTATGAAAAGAACCAAGAAGCTATTGCTAAAGCATTACAATCAGGTAAGTTTGTATACGATGTTAGCGGAAGTGCTCGTTAAGTATTGACAAATCTGAAACAACTGGTATAACTTTAATAGAGCGAAGAGGGTAGCTCCCCTGACTGTGCTAACTCACAGTCTAGCTCTTTATATCTAGTTAGGGATTGTTATGGAAAATTGTAAGACTTGTTGTGTCTGCGGAATATCTAAACTATATTCTGATTTTTACAATAGAAGAAATGATTGTAAAAAATGTGTAATAGACAGGTCAGCTAGAAATAGTATTTCTTATGTACCTTTACATGAAAGAGATATTATTTCTAGGTTTAAGAATCTTTGCACTAAAGCTAAAGGTAGAACAAAAGAATTTAATCTTGTAGGTCTTGACTTATTAGATCTATGGGATAAACAAGATGGTCGATGTGCTTATACTAAATTGCCGCTGCTTGCTACAGCCAACCAATTTAATACAGTAAGTCTCGACAGAGTAGATAGCAGTAAAGGTTATGTTGTTGGTAACATTCAACTAGTCTGTGCAGCTATCAATAAGATGAAGCAAGAGTACACTGAAGAGATGTTTCTTTTGTTTTGTCTGCTAGTAACGCAAAACAATAAACTGTCAGAATCACCTGAAAGTTTGTTAGCCCGTTATGTTCCACTAGGCATGGTGGACAAGTAATGTACCTAACAAATTCAGCCTCTGTAGTAATGTTGAGCGTATTTAATTATATGCCTAACACATATCTAGGAGGATATTAATATGGCCTTTCCAAAAGCCGTTGGCTATGGTAACCTGCCGAATGGAAACTTCAGTCCGGTTATCTATTCAAAGCAAGTACAACTTGCATTCCGTAAAGCGTCTACTGTTGAAGACATCACCAATAATGATTACTTTGGTGAAATCGCAAACATGGGCGACAGTGTCAAAATCATTAAAGAACCTGAAGTGTCTGTTCAAAGCTACGCCCGTGGCACACAGATCACTGCTCAAGATCTGAATGATGAAGACTTCACATTGGTTGTTGACCAAGCTAACTACTACGCTTTCAAGATTGATGACATCGAAGCAGCTCACTCACATGTGAACTTCATGCAGATGGCTTCTGATCGTGCAGCGTATCGTTTGCGTGATC